GCACCAAGATTAATTGTGCTTCTAAGAACAGCATCAACATAAAGTTTAACTACATTGTTATTTACATTCGTGTGATCAAACTCAATAAGTACAAAGTGACGGTTGTAATCAAACAAATCTAAAGCAGCAGTATCTTGCTCAACAAATGTTCCAGAGCCATTGTTAAACTGCATGTGCAATTTGCCCTGGTATTGATAAAGAACTACATGCTGGTTATCCTTATAGCCATTAAGATTCCATAGAACTCTTAAGCCATTAATTGATTGGTCATCTGCTGCTCTTTGGAACCAGAATGCTGAGTGGTAAGAGTTTTGTCCAGTGCCCCAGGAATCATTCCATTCAGATTCTTTAAGGATTACTCCATCAGTTGAATAAGTTGATCCCGCAGTTTTTACTGACTTATTGTTTATACCAAGATCATAAGAAACAACAGTTCCTCCAATAGATGTTGGCACTACTGAATAACTATTATCAATGCCGTGATCAATTAATGAGTTTGATGAGTCAAAGTTTACATATCTATAAGGATCAATGTTTGTCTTTACATACTGATAGTATGTGTTGTTAGATACAAAATGATTGTTTAGTTCTGCATAAACTGGAATTATTTCTGCAGAAACTGTAATGTCTAGCCTTACTACTGGCTCAAGAAGTTCTGCTTCTATACTTTCAAATTCTTCAGGGAACAAGATTCTTGATTTACCACCAATTATTTCTGGCTCAGGAATTAAACCTGCCAATCCAGAAAACGGAGTTTCTTCATACAAAGCATTTTGAACTGGTAATACTTGATGGTCTCCGCTTTCTGCAGACACACCATAAACAATTGGCGAATAATCTGTATCTGGAGAAAGATTCTTCATAAATGTATAATGAGAATAAACTTCGTTTTCAGACAAAGTTCTATCGTAGATAGCAAACTCATCTGTTTTAACTCCTGCTTGTTGATTAAGAACTTGGCTACCACTAAACACAAGTCTATATCCAATGCTTGGTCCGTCATAGATTACAGGATTTCCTTCTGCTGGTGGGAAGTAGATGTTGCTTTCTCCTAAGCCAGTTGGACTGCTTAATCCTGCTAAAGAATTAACTACATTTAAAGCAAGATTACTAATGATTGATCCGTTTAGATAAACCTTTTGTCTAACTTGAGTTGGACTTGCCAAAGGTTCATATGTTACTGCAACATGGTTCCATGAATCTCTCTTTGGTTGTCCATAATAAGTTCTCCAAGTTGCAAATGCAGCAGAGCCTTCGCTAACAAAGTCATAATTTTTAATTAAATCTCCAATTAAAGCATGTGTATTAGTTGGGTCAGTTCCATCTCCGCCTTCCCACCAGTCAAATATTTCAGCAATCTGTGTTACACCATCAGTAAATATAGGGCCAGACTCAACACGATTACCAGCACTAGTTCCAGCAGCAAGTGAATAATACCAACATTCAACAGTTACAGATCTTGTTGCATAAAGATTTCCAATTAGTTGATTGTAATTTGGAATAATTGCTTGTACCTTTGGCATAGCGCTAGCAAATGGATTTGTTGCTTGCCAAGATTTTCCATTGCCAACGCTAGTCATTTCTTCACCAGACTCAACATTGGTGGTCATAAATTCAACATCCCAACTATTTACAGGCCATGAGCCTAGTTGCTGAGGAACTGATTGTCCGTCTTGAATGTAAAATACTGGGTCTAAATTTTTAACAAGAGTTAAATAGTTAGGTGCAACAGATACAACTGGATCTACAAACAGTGCTGAACCAGAAAATGCAAAGCGTGAAAGCAAAGGATCAATTATGTCAATTGTTGCTGTTAAACTTTCAACAGGAATAATTTTGTCTGCAAATGTATCAAGACCAATATTATCGCCAAGTGTTGCATTAAGTTCAATTACATCTGCCGTATATCTTGATTCTGTTGCATTACTCCATGCTGGTAAAACCATTAAAGCATCTAATGGGAAACTTGTGGCAATATTAGTGCTATCTGGTCGTGTAGCAATATAAGTACCGTCAACAATAGTTGCATTTACATAGATTGGCTCAGGTGGATAGATAGCATCTACTGGGGCTGCTGGCTCTTGTATAGTTCCAGCAAGCCAAATTTGACTAATCTCATAAGGACCAAGAGCAGTAGATGTAGCCATATGAAGGTTTTGAATTTTAAATGCAGAATTTGATGATGAAGCACTACTAAACTGTAGTTCCTGATATGCTGATACATCTGTATTTGTTCTTGTATCTACAAGTTCTCCATTGAGATAAACTTCAAAATTATTAATATTAGTTGCACTAGTTCTTCTGATGGCCAAATAGTTCCAATTAGTTGCATTTAATGTTGAACCAACAGTGTATGATGGAAAACTAGTGCTTTGATTGTTAAAAGAATATACTAGTTTTGAAGGATTTGTTGCATGCGAAGAACCAGAAACAAAAAAAGCAAATTCTCCACCAGCAACAGTTTCATTGGCTGTAGTTCTAATTCTGACAACTGGCAAAGCAAAAGAACTAGTTCCTGTTGGCAGTGTATCAAGTTTAAACCAAACACCAATTGTATAGTTAAAATCTTGCCATATAGGTCTAATTGCTGCTGCTGTTGTAGAAGAATATGGATAGAGTCTTGATAGACCAGGACCTAGCAAATAAGAGTCTGCATCAGATGCTGGTGGGCCATCTACCGAATATGAATATACTCCATTTGTAGTTGGAGTAAGATCACTTGTTGCTGCTGCTGCTCTGCTTCCATAAACAGAAACACCTGTAAGTGGTGAGCCCGTCTTTGCTCCAAACTCAACACCATATTCAATTTGATATGTAGCAATCTTATCTCTTAGGCTACCTGGCAAAGTATAAAGTGGTGCTGGTGGTGGTGGACTCCATGATGGCAAAAGCAAGAAAAAGTTTGATTCTGCAGGGGTTGCATTAAAAACAACTTCTCTATCAGTCGTAAGTGATGGATCAAGCGATTCTGATGAAGCAGTTGCAGGAGTTTCCTCAACTAAAATATTTATTTGTACATCTAGTACTGGATCTACCATTAGTGCATCTGCTGTTGCAGGTGTTTCTGTAATGACTACTTCTGCACTAACTAATGGATCAACCATTTCTATATTGGCAGTGATTAATGTGTGGATATTTACTGAGTCTGAAGTTGTTGTTATTGTTGTTACATCAATACCGTCTGCAGTTGCTGTTGCAGGTGTTTCTGATATTGTTACACTTTTTGTTGATCCTGCTTGCCATATTTCTCCAATTTGTGTTGGACCAATGACTGAGGTTGATGCATAATACCAATTTGAAATATTTACTGAACATGAATCTGATGCGTTTATAAAATTGTCTCCCCAACCAATAACTGTAGCATTTGCGGTTTGCATGTTAGTTCTAGTTTGCTTTAATTCATTATTTATATAAAAATCTAAATTTGTTCCATTTTTTACTACAGCAAAATAATACCAATCAGTAGTATTCATAGTAAATTCTGTTGTAGTGGTTGTGCCTACTGCACTTAATGAAATGCTGTATGGGAATGGTGAGTTTCCACCAGTAACATTAATAGAGAATCCTTGTGTTGTATTTGGTTGAAAAGCAAAAAGTACAACTGAATTGTTAAATTCATCTACTCTTAGGTCATTTGCTTTTGCCCAAAAACCAATAGAGTAATCTCCATCACCAGAAAGTGGAAGGATTGCTCCACCATTGTTTCTTAAACGAGAAAAATTAGATCCGCTACTTTCAAATTTCCATGAACCACTTCCGCCAATAGGACCAACTGTAGGTTCATAAACAGGAGTATTTCCAAGTATTGTCCAAAAAGAAGATGTATTTTCTTGCGCTGTTCCTGTTTGAGTTGGAACAGTTGCAACGGCTTGATCAAATTCAATTCCGTTTTCAATTGCGTAACTATTTATTTTAGTATTTAATGCTGATGCCATAAAAAAAGACTACGCCTGTTACAGCGTAGCCATTCCTCCTGTCAATGATAGTTCTGGATTAATTCCAGATAGGCTGTGGCCATTGATAGATGGAGTAGATAGAGAGAAGCAGGTCCAAGTTGAGCGGAGATTGTGGCCATGGATAGCCTTAAGTTCTACCTTAGTGGTAGGCTCAACTATATTTGATGTAAGTCCAATAGTTAGTGGACCTGCTTCTACTCTAATGTTCATTATGCTACTGTAACTCTTACGATTCCTGTTGAATCCCAAGTAATTGTGAAGTTACCGTTAGATGATGACTGATCTGAACCGAAATCAACATATCCAATTAGTGGACGAGTTGCGTCAGTTGCAGGGGTTGCATTGTAGATTACTGCATAACGAGCAGTAATTGTTGATGAAGCCCATGTTACATCGTCTGCATCAAGAACGATTACGTTTGTTGATGAGTTATATATATTGGTCTTGTTAGCCAATGTAATTCCACCAGATGTGTAGCCTGTACCAGTTACCTGGTTTGCAACAACATCATCAAAATTATCATGACCATCTTGATTTGGTGTGTATGCGTTTGTGAGAAGTGCTACCTTAATGGTATCTGAATCCCAGTCAATTTCCTTGTTAAAGGCCTTGACTACGAAGTTTCCGTATAATTTACTAGCCATTTTTTATGCTCCTGTCTTTTCTACGATTGCGAATGCGTCTGCATCTGCAACTGCGAACCCACGACGAACACGAGTCTTCAAGACTACGCCATCACGAGCGAATTCTGCATCACGAGAAACAACTGACTCTACGCCACCACGAACACCATTAATAAGCATCTGACGGTTACCTACGATAAGTAGTGCGTTACCTGTTGGTGAATCTGTTGCTGCTGTTGATGTTGCTGCACCGTATGAAATTACCAATGGATATCCGAATAGAGATCCAGGTGTTCCTGCTAGTGGATCTGGTAGAACTAGGTCAGAGTTACCCTTGACCATTCCACGAATTTCCTTAAGCATCTTTGGGTGAGCCATCCATACTGTGTTTGCTGAATCAAACTTCTTTGAGTTTTCAACAAAACCAAGTGCGTTGTTAAGGTCATCATATGACATTGCTCCGCCTGTTTGGATGATTTGTGAAACTGGTGCTGTTGGGCTTGTAGCCACTGCACGATATAGAGATGTGTACGGCTGGCCGTCATCTCCGTCGCCTGCTGCTGTTACGCCAAGGCAAGCATTGTCAAACTTACGGGCAAAACGAGATGCCCATTCACGCTTGTAAACTGAAAGTGTGTCAACGAGTGAATCGTTTACATCTTCCTCTGAGATATGCATCAATTGTGCATACTTTCTTGCTGTCAATACGATTTCGTCTAGAGTTGGGTTTGATGCAGGAATTTCTGCGCCTTCTGCTACCACTGTAGGTGCATCTCCAACAAAGCGAGGTACTGACTTAGTACGAGAAGCCATTGCTTCACGACGGGCGAAACGCTCTACAGCAGAATTCGCAATAAGGTCCTGGATTACTGTGGACCCCTGCTCTTCTAGGATGTAGCCGTTAGCCTCTGTTAAATCAACACGACTAATTGTCATTTTATCCTCCTATGGATATATAGTTTATTGTTTTTTGAATCGTCTAATTCAATATAATTATAGGGCAAGCGTCCACTTATCCCAATACATATATTGTACCATTTAATTACAATTTGCCAAGAATCTTAGCAGCCTGCAATTCTGTTGCGCTATACCTAGTGCTAACACTTGCTTTTACACCAGTGTCTGCTTGGCCTCCAACACGGAGTTTAGGATCAAAGATTTCTGGAAGGTCTTCCTTGAGTTGGTTAAACTGATCTTCAAACCCAACAACATTTAGGTTTTCATCAAATTCAAACTTAGTCAAGTCCATAAACTTCAGAAGTCTTCGTCCATCCTTTACGCCTTCTTCAGAGATTTTCTGTAAAACCTTTTCATGAAGAAGTTTGCCACTAAACTCTGCTATCTTTTGATTGCTGCTGTTTAGGTCAACTTCAAGTTTTTCTTTTTCTTCTCTGAACTTTTTAGCATCATTCTTTGCACGATCCAAAGCAGCAAGTACTGCTTTTGGGTCATTTAAAGTTGTGTCTTCAGTTGTTGTCTCTTCTGTATTATTGGTTTCCAATTTCGCCTCCTGTGGCTTCCATCATTACGTTGTTTGTGTTTGTGTTTTGAGTTAAAGTAGTTAATGATTCTTCAGTTGCTGCTATTTGTCTGGCAACTTCTAAGTCATAACCCATTTCAATAAGAACCTGCTCAAGAGATACGCCAACTACTCGCTTCTTTACAGCAACTTCCCAAGCGTCTAAACTATCCATGCTCTCAATATCTTTCCATCTAACCTGAATGTTTGGTTCTGCAGCATTTTCCATCTTTAGAATAAATCTAAACATGTCAGCCCATGTTGAACCAAAAGTAATTTGGCGATCCTTTACTTTAGTAACAAGTGGTGCTTCAGCAGTTCTTAAAGATTCTCCAGAAGGAATGCTTCCTGTCTTTTCAAAATAATGAAGCGGTGTGTTTGTAATAGATGCCATCGCACGAACAAAGTCTCTAACTGGTTCTGTAAATACCTTGTGATCAGCAGGAGAAAACTCTCCAACCTTGTCAACGCCTTTAAGATACCAAAGTTCGCCAGGTCCATTCTTTAACTTACCAATATTTTCTGCATCTGTTCCTGTTTCATCAAAGTCTTCAAACTCTGAAGAGTTTCCTGAGCCACCAAGTGCATAACGCTGTGGTGCTCCTTGATAATCAACAGTAATCATATGTGTCGTCATCAACTTGTTAATTGCATCTTGTGGTCCGTAAGCATCTGCGTGTTCTGGACGGCCATACTGCTTAGATGTACGGAAATGGAACACTGGAACTTCGCCCCAAGGATTTTCTACTATAGAAACTGGCAAGAATCCGTTAGCAGAAACAATATTGATAACCTCTCCAGGCATTGTGTACTTCTCAATACGATCTGGGTAGTACATGTTCAAATGTGATGTTTTCTTTGTGTAATCCAAAGGATCTTCTGATTGCCACAACTTAGCAGCAAATCTTTTTGTGCGTGGATTCTCATCATCATAAACCATTACAGTTGTAAGTGGTGAGTTGTAATCTACAGTTGTGTTTCCGTTAACATCTGTCCAAACAATTGCGTAGCAATCGCCATAAACTAGTGCACGACGGTGAATTTCATCTGCATCTATCTGCAAATCATTCATTTCCCATATATCTTTGATTTTGCTGTTTGCTTCTTCTGTGTTTGCTGTTATGTTAGCAATTTCTAGACGATGAAGAACTGAATCTACTACAGTTCTGGCAAAGTTAAACCTAAAGTTGTTTCTAATGGTTCCTAATACATGAAGCCAACGGTTATTAGAGAAAACTTCTAAATTAGTTCCCTCGTAGTATTCTTCAGCAACTAAATATGTGTTTCTTCTATCTACTATTGTATCAATAGCCTTTTTCAAATCAGACATGTTGTCTCCTTAAATAATTTATTTGTTTTGTTTCTAGTTTTACTGATTTATTATCTAAAAAGTACAAAACGCCAGAAACAACAGCATCAAGTACATCCTCATGTGAAACTTTTGGAAAAGCCCACATCTGTTCTTCCAATGTTGGAAAGTGTGCAGTGTGTCGCACTTTTCCTTGTTGGTAGAAATTTAAAGCCTTGCCAGCACGAATCTGCTTTGATAGACTTTGTGATTTGGATCTATATTTGGCAGGTACATGTTTAAAAACATCTTTCCACAAATCTCCGCCTTGGTTTACTTCAACATAAAGTATCCCAACATCAAACTTCTCCACCAGATAAGTGACTCTATCTGCTATCTCTGATGGAGACATCTTTACTTGCTCAGCATGCCTTACATAAATGTTTTGTCCACTTCTAGATAATACGGCTATACCTGTATAGTCAGAAATCTTGTTCTTTGTAACTGCTGGGTCAATGGAAATGATAGTGTTTCCATAATCTTCTAACTCTTCAATAATAATATCTTCGTTGGTCCAGAACATGCCATCTGTGTTAACTGGACGGTTCATGTAGTTCTTAGCAAAGTCTCTTAGATGTCTTTGGCTATTAAGCCACTCCAAAGGCCATTTCTCAGGCCACACAGAGCGTTCTGAGCCATCATCGTTAGGCATAATCGCTGGATAGTAGTGAACATCCACATTCTGGTCTTTAATCCAAGATAACTCAGGGTCATCGTAGCCTTCGCCATATTTTCTGAACTGATCCATTACAGAATTAGGCATTGTGGTTGTTCCCACGAAAATCATACGAGCATAGATGTTCATAGGCGCAATATCGTCAAATACCGTGTTTTTCTGACGGCCTGCCTGGTATTCAGAGTAGTTCTTTTCGCCTTTCTCAATATCATCTAGAATAATGAGGTCTGGACGCTGCCCAAAAACCTTCTTTCCTAGCGAGTTAGTGTCAATACCATTAGCATCAAATATAAAATCATTGCTCTGGATAATACGCCAAGAGTTAGAAGCCATGGCACGGCCAGACGAGTTAACCATTTTAGGCTTGCAAAGTTCAGGATAGTCTTCAATAAGGTATACATTAGTCTCCAGTTCATTTTTAAATGACATTAAGTGGGTTTCGGCCTGGGATGCAGCATCTGAGAAAGCGGCGATAAATTTAACATGGCCATGAGCAGCAGCCCACATAGGCAAAATTAGGAAGATCCAGGTAGATTTTCCACATTCTCTGGGTGCTATGAAGGCATCACGGTTTTCTTTAGGGTTTTTCGGCTTATGGATCCAGGATTTGCCATATTCGGCTAGGTCCTTATGAAATTCACTGAGTGTTATCTCTCCATGGGCGTTCTGAAGGTGATGAGGCAAGTAAATTAGGGCAAAGAGCATTGGGTCATACTTGGTCAACTCTTTACGGCCATCAGGAAAGGTCAAAAGTTCTAATGGAACATTGTCTAAAATATCAGTTGCTAGCATTTATCCCTTCTTTGCCAAAATCTCATAGATATTGTCTACTCGCTCTTCAATCTTTTCTAGCCTCTTACTGTTAATCTCAACTTTATCCTTTATGCTTGAGCCAGAGTTAGGTCTGAGTTCTGCTAGGGTTTTGATCATATATCTCATCATTCCAAAGAATCCTCCTGTAACGCCTAAGATTATTACTCCAACTGCTGTGATTACTTCTTCTGTCACTTATAACACACCCTAGATTCAAAAATACTAGGAATATCTTTTGCAGACAGCGAAATTAACAAAAATTTACAAACCTTCATATTGGGTACTCCCCTTTGCTAACAAACCTTGATTCCTCATAGCCTCATTGCGGGCTTTTGCTTCATTCAATAGATCTATGATAGCAAGGTCTTGTCCATCCTTTTGTCTATTCTCATTGATAACAGTTGATTTGCCTTCTATAAGGTTTATGGTTTGTATAGCCTTATGTACAGCATTTGCTAACTTGTTCAAACCATCGCTATCCAATGCATCTTGCATTAGTGCTTCTACACATCTATCCAATACTGCTTGTGCTGCTATTAGTTTTTCTCTATCACTATAAAAGTTTCTTGTATCTACCGCCATTTTTGCGAGGGTGTCAATAGTAGGTAACTCTATGTTACGCTCTACAAACCATTTCTTGGCGGTATGATAAGACTTTGGAAAACCTAAGTATCTAAGTGTTGGGCCAATTCCCATTTCTTGTGCATTCGCTATAAAGGTTTGTATCTGTTCTTCTGTATATGCGCTATATCCCACGATATCCTCCTATAAGGTTTGAGGTTTTGAGATTACGGCGCATACTTCTGGCATTTCCCATCAATATAACCATATCAAACCTCGTCCATCTTGCTTAACAAACCTTCAATCATCTGTATCAGGTTGTCATCCAAACCAATGTCTAATGTCATTTCGGTAGTATTTTCTCTATCAAAGAAAGTGAGGACAAACTTTAGATTGCCTTCTCTATACTCTACTTCTCCTGCATATGGGAATAGTGTCATATCTTCCTTATTCCGTCCGATTTTTACCTAGTTTGTACATCATAGCAATTGTACCATTTAAATGTGGTGGAAGAGAAGAAATAGGTGAGAAAACAACCCTTCCACCACACTGGTTGGTAGACCATATGAGTCCTGCAGAAGCAGGCAATATAAGTATATCAGATGGCCTTCTTCTTTTGAGCCTTTTGTACATAAATTACCCAACAAGGTTTGCAATAACTATGAAGTCTATCTGCTCTGTTTCTGTTATAGCCAAACTGAGATACTGGTTTCTCTTGGTTACACAAACCACATACCTTAGATTGTCTTACTATAGTAGGTGGAGACTTATGTCTTCTGGCACTCTTTTCTCTATCCCGCTCTTTACAGCAGGGTTTGCAGTATGCGTATAGATTATTGATTGTATATGCAGCATAGTAGTAATTGCTTGCATCTTTAGTTTCCCCGCATCTTGGGCATCGCTTAAGCATAACGAGTTTCCCATTCATTATTGGCGTGTGTCTTAAGTCTGTGACAATTGCAGCAAAGTGTTTGAAGGTTTTCTTCTTTGTTATTGCGCTTATTGCCATCAATATGATCAACCTCAAGTTGAACTCCATGAACTGCTATAAAACTACAGCCTGGAGCCTCACAAAAGCCTTTCTTGGTGTATCCGTATGCTCTGTGGCAACCCCAACACAAAACTCCAAACCTTCGTCTTCCTTGTTTGTCCAAACCAGCATTTCTAGTTAATTTACCACAAGGACAAACTCTTCTTTCTAATGATCCTGATGCTTTACCCATTATTTTCTACCTCCATTATTTGTTGTATTGCTTGATGTTCAAATCCTATTACTTCAGATGTCCCGTTGCAAATTAGGCAATTTCTATCACTATCTGTTATCTTGACTGCATTGCATTCCTTGCAATATACAATCTCATATTCTTTATCCATTGTTTATCTCCTTGTTATATACGCCCGAAACGGGCGATTCAGCCAGGAACGAGGACATGTTTGTATAACTAAATCCTGTTTTTCCTTGGCTTTTAATTGATATGTTTATCTTTTCTTTATCTTTATTTACCTTTAGTGTATCAATACTGACTACTGTTTCGTCAGATTTGGTACCTACTTTATTCACTTTAGGTGCATGGACTTTATAACGGTTGTTTTTGTATTGATTGCTGCCGTGCTTTTTCTTGGTAACCGTAATCCAGCCCAAATTTTCCAGATCTTTAATAGTCTTAATTAATGTGTTCCTACTGCCTATGCCAGAATCTTCCATCAATAATGACTGATTTGGATATGCATTATTGCCTCTACTTGCCAAGGCGTAGAGAATTGACTTTTGACAAACAGTCAACCCCTTGGCCTCTCGTATTGCTACGATTAAATCTAGTTCCATAATCACCTCATTCTTATATCCTAGTATAGCAGATAAAAGGGATAGGTGCAACCTTTTTAGAAGAATTCGTCTTCGCTTATTCCTTCTTCTTCAAGAGACTCAAAATCAGCCTCAGCATCATCTGCCTCACCCTTAAGGCTTGCTGCCTCATCAAAGGCTTCAGCCATAATAGCATTTCCAGCCTCTACTATTTCGCCCATAAAATACATATATTCGCCAATATCTACATCTGGCCAGTCATCGCCTATTTCTGTGCTATCCATAGCATCAGCAAATGCAGGCATAACATGATTAAAAAATACACTTTCTTGACCAGCATTGCCACACATTCCGTACATAGTGTCCATTGCCTCATAGAATGCTGCTTCAACGATTTGTGAGGCTTCTTCGTATAATTCACCTATCTCTTCTGCTAACTCTGATAAAGCACCATATCTGCCTGCAGTAGCACTTCTAAGAACTGACCTAGCCCTATTTCTCATTTCGCCTCTTTGAGTACCAGTTTTATTAAATCTATTAGCCAAGCCTCTACTTGCCATTCTTGATGCAGATCTTGCAATTACTGCTCTGGCTACGCTTCTTCCAATTGCCCTTGCAAAAAATGCCATTATCCAACTTCGCCTTGGAACTTGATTGCTCTAGATTTATATGCATCAACATTTCCAAATGCGTTTAACATAGGAATTGCAGTACTTATCTGCCAAACCATATCGCCAAGAATAGATACATTTTCTCTATCTTTTATATTTGATAGCAAGTATCCTATTACCATTGGTTCATCAGTAACAATATTAAGTCTTTGGTTTTGATCAATACCAGCAGTTAATGCGACAGTATTTGCAAAATAATATTCAATTATTTCTTCTGAACCAACAGTTTTAACTACAAACTTATAAAGGTCTGCAGAATATTTATGTCTTTTATATGCTGCTGGTCTCATATTGTTGTCCAATCTGGATATGTTACTGTTGATGCAATTGGTCCAGTCTTGATTGAACGAGACTTTACAAAAGATAACTTAGAACATACCATTACAGCCATTGGCGCAATGAATGGTGAAACTCTGTCGCCAGGCTTAAATGTTGTTGAAGCGTCATTTTGCATAGTTGTTGAAACTGCCATCTGCTCAAAAACAATATCCTCGTTATTAAGCATGTAGGCTGATTGATAAGCAACTGCTCTTTTAAGTATTTCTAAATCATTAGTATCAGTTACATCAGTTTCAAACTTACCAACATATGCTTCAATTGCATATTGTGCTCTTTCAACAAGTCCAGCGTTAACTGTCTTGCCTGTAATTGTTTTTACTTGTGTTGTAGTAGCAAACATTTTTTCTCCTTTCCTATTCCGCCAGCCATAGCAGACCTAAATAAGTCATGCTCAGCACTGGAATTTCCTGTAGTGTATAGATTTCTTCTGCTTCTGTTGTATAAAGATCTGACTGATAATCTATATTTCCAGAATAAGTTTCAGATCTAATAATACCATCAGAAGAGTTAGTTGGTGCTTGAATTAACGGACCACCACCACCATTAGTTGGTGTTGTTTGGCCAAGTTCAGTGAGTTGGCTAATATTTGTTCTTTGTGGAACTCTATTTAATCTCTTTGTAGAGTACTGCCATCCACGAGTTGTGGTTGTTTCATTAATATCTGGTGTTGGCAAAACCTGAATGAAAGCCTTATTGTATTCTTTACGGCTCATTGTGTAACCATCTTCAACAAAGTTTACAAAAATCTTTCCTAATACTGGCTGACCCTTTAGAAGTTGTGAGTTGTGGACAATCAGAGTAGTTGCATCATCATCGTCAGGATTGCTTACTGTTGAGGTGCCGTTGTAGTATGTATTTTGTAGTTTTGTTACTACAGTTCCAGTCAATATGTCTCCTGGTTTAATAACTGTTAATGGCTTTGTGCCTCTAGCATTTAGTCTTTCCCCTGGAATATTTTCATTTTCTGTAATCTTACGTAGAGCAAGAGAAGGGATGTAGAACTCATTACCCTCAAGAATTCCTAAAGGCCTGTGTGTATATTTTGCATGGTACTGTTCTTGATTATTAACATCTGTTGGTACATAATTAATAAAATCAGTAAGTATATAAGTTGCCTTATTAGTCAAACCAGCCACTGGTGTTGCAAGATGATATTGGTTTATTCTGTGTGTATCAAAGTACTGATCAGAAGCCTCTGAAGGCTCAAATGGGTTGATTGCAGCAGACTGTGCATCAATTGCCTCAACCTTCTGATCAACAAGGCTGTAGTTCTTTATTACGCCAAGATCTGCAGCAAGCAAAGGACTTGAAACATAAAGACTTGCACCTTGCGCTACAACATTTCTAAGAGATGTAATAAAATCATCATACTTATCTTTAACTGTACTGTCATTGTTAAAACTATTTTTAATTTCTTCAAAAGTTTCAGGGTAATTCATGAAGACAATAAGATCATATTGTCCAATGTTTACATCGTTTTGCAAGTCAATAAATCTAGCAACGCCATTAGCACTTGACCATCTATTGCCCAGTATTGGCTGACTATGAATTGTCTCTGTTGG